TCACCACCGAAGAGATGTCGATTTTTATTGACGGAATCATCAGCGAAGCAAAGGAACTCGGCATTGAAACTTTACCGCCGGAAGAACTGGCGAGAATGAAGGAGGACTGGAAATGATAAAACAATTAGAAAATACAGCGGTGAAATCAGTGACGCAATAGCCGATATGAAACGGTTTGAGGCTGATTTGGAGGGTAAAATTGTATCGGCAATACAAATAGCCGTGAAAGAAAACAAAGACTCTAAAATGCTTTAAATTGAACGGGGAAGGAATTAAATGTTAGATTTTGGATTTTACAACATGGATTGCATGGACGGCATGGCACAGTTTCCGGATAAATACTTTGAACTGGCGATTGTTGACCCGCCGTATCGCGACGAAAATCAGCCAACGCAAGACATGAGAAAAAACGGGTCTATGAAGTCACTAAACGGGAGACCATCTCCAGAATACTTTGAACAACTATTCAGAGTTAGTAAAAATCAAATCATATGGGGAGCTAATAATTTTCAACTTCCGCAATTCAAAGGCTTTGTAGTTTGGGAAAAAGGCATACCCGAGGACTTTACAATGTCTATGGCCGAAATCGCATCCTTATCAGACGGGATTGGAACAATATCGAAAATATTTAAACTTCGTGCTTCCGGGCAAGAGTCGCGCATCCATCCTACCCAGAAGCCCGTAGCCCTCTATCAATGGCTCCTGCAAAATTACGCCAAACCAGGCGACAAGATCCTCGATACTCACGTCGGCAGCGCATCAAGCCTGATTGCCTGCCACAATCTCGGCTTTGATTACATTGGCTTTGAGATCGACAAAGATTACTACGATGCAGCTACAAAACGATTAAATGCGGTTAAAGAACAAGGAAAGTTATTTTGAAAGGAAACGCATGGGAAAAATAAACAGTAAACAGAAGGGCGCGCGCGGTGAAAGAGAATTTTCCAGCCTTTGCAGGGGTTACGGCTATCAGGTAAGGCGAGGACAGCAATACTGTGGCGCAAACGGTGACGCTGACGTTGTGGGGCTGCCTGGAATCCACGCGGAAGTAAAGCGAGTTGAACGCTTAAATCACGAAGATGCGATGGCGCAAAGCGTGAGAGATGCGAAAGACGGTGAAATCCCTATTGTGGCTTATCGCAAAAATAATGACGAGTGGAAGATAGAAATGCGCGCTAAAGATTGGTTTGAACTTTATAGAGAATGGGAGGCGGGGCGATAAGGTGGCAGATGTAAAATGGATTAAAATTGTAACTGACATTTTCGATGATGAAAAAATACTTCTCATTGAAACGCTCCCCGAAGCTGACAGCATTATTGTGGTATGGTTTAAGCTTCTATGTCTTGCGGGGAAGCAGAATAACAGCGGGGTATTCACGCTTAATAACAGTATGCCGTATACAGATAAAATGTTCGCTACTATTTTTAGACGAAAGGAAAGCACGGTACAGCTCGCATTAAATACGTTTGAAAAATTTGGAATGATAGAAGTAATTGATAATACCATTACAATTCCAAACTGGGGAAAACATCAAAGTGTAGATATGTTGCAAGACAGAAGAGATTATATGCGAGAATACATGGCTGAATATAGGCAAAAACAAAAACTAATTGCCTGCAAAACAGACCGTAAAGTTAACAGTAAAGCTAACAGTAAAGCTAACGTAAACCTACAAGAAGAGAATAAGAAGAAGAATAAGAATAAGAATAAGAATAGTATTACAGCGGAATCTGCCGATTCCTTGACAGACTATGATTCTGAATTTGAACTTCTATGGAAGAATTACCCGAATAAAAAAGGCAAGGATTCTGCTAAAAAAGATTTTATTAAATCTCGTAAATCGGGGGTTTCCCTTGAAGCAATCGAAAAAGGGATTGAGAAATATAAAAAATACATTGAGCATGAAAAAATAGAGCAGAGATTTGTAAAGCATGGATCAACCTTTTTTCACCAACATTCATGGGAAGACAGCTATGATTACAAAGTCAAAAATCCCCGCATTTTCCGGGGAGAGCGCGAAGAAATCAGGGATGAAGATATATACGAGGTGCTGTGATGACACATCTATCACTATTTACAGGCATCGGCGGACTCGATCTTGCCGCAGAATGGGCGGGATTTGAAACGGTCGGTCAATGCGAATTTGCCGATTATCCCACAAAGGTTTTGGAAAAGCACTGGCCGGACGTGCCGAGATGGAGAGATATACGAACCTTAACAAAGGAGAGTTTTTATGAGCGAACAGGACTCAAAACAGTTGATGTTATTTCAGGAGGATTCCCCTGCCAGCCTTTTTCCGTGGCTGGAAAGCAAAAAGGTAAAGGGGACGACCGTTATCTATGGCCGGAAATGCTCCGAGTTATCCGAGAACTTAAGCCGCGTTGGGTCATTGGTGAAAACGTACCTGGAATCATCAAAATTGCCGGGCGAACAGTTTGTGAGGACTTGGAGCGTGAGGGATACGCTGTCGCCGTATTTAATTATGAAGCTGCGGCTGTCGGAGCGCCGCACAGAAGAGATAGGTTATTCTTTTTGGCCGACTCCCAACGCTTGCGACTGGAAATCAACGTCCAAAAGTCTGGAAACTATAGACAGTCGGCATCAGGAACACTGGTTGATGATTGTTTTGCGGGAACATTACAAAAAGACGGACGTTTATGGCCGAGCGAATCCAGAATTTGCAGAGTGGTTAATGGGATACCCCATTGGGTGGACAGACTTAGATGCTTAGGCAATGCCGTTGTGCCACAGCAGGCATACCCGATTTTTAAAGCGATTGCGGAGGTTTTAGGTGATGTGTGAAAAATGTAACGATCTCGGCTACTGGTTAGACGGCGAAAAGATGATTATATGCACCTGCCGCCAAAAAGAAATAATGGAAAGCAAAAAAGAATCATGCGGAATATCACCCCGACTTATGCGGCAGACGTTAGAATCGTTTGACATATCCTTTTATACCGGTGAGCGTAAGAAAGCCGCACAAAACGCTTTACACGCTTCGAGAGAGTTTATTGAAAACTATTTGGCAGGCGAACAAAAAGATGGTTTGATCTTTTTGGGTTCGGTTGGCAGCGGAAAAACGTATCTTGCTTCGGCAATTATCGGCAAGCTAATCGAAAATGGAATCGAAGCGAAGCTTATATTGCTAAGTGATTTTCTCGATGAATTAAGAGCGGCGGTAAAAGACGGGTCTCCACAACGGATTATAAATCAGGTAAAGGTTTATCCCGTATTGGCCATTGACGATTTGGGAGCAGACAATAACACAGATTTTGCAATCAATTCAATATTTAGCCTGTTAAATTACCGTCTTAACTACGAACTGCCGACTATTATTACAACTAACTTGTCTTATAAGCAGATCGAAGAGGTTTATGGGTCAAGGATTTGTTCCCGAATAACGGAAATGTGCAGGTTTTATCCGCTTGACAGCGACAAAGATATTAGACTTGAAAGAAGGTTGAGGGTGAAGAATGAGCAGAAAAGGTAAAATTATACAATGTGTGCAAACTGGTAAATATTATCCGTCAATGGTATCAGCGGCAAAAGAGGTACTTGGTTATAAAACAGGTTCCAGTGTTTGGAACTCCGTGATGCTTGGTAAGCCCTGTAAAGGATTTGATTTTATTGAAATCCCTTACGATGTGGAATGTGAAAAAATAGGTGAAGATGATTCAATATGCTGGATATGCCAAAACACGCACATGGAATATTGCACTTGGTTTAACCCTGACAATCCGCAACCCGTAGATGGCTGGCAGGCTGAAAAAGTGTATTTACCATGTAGTGAAAACCAAATAATGGTTGGCTATATCGTTAAAAAATGCCCAAACTTTTTAAAAGAAGAATGGTATATGTGGGAGGTCTGAATGGTAGAAAGTTACACAGAAAAGGAATTGTGCGCAATGTGGAAGCGGATGGAAGAAACGGAAAAATCAATTAAAATATTATCCGAATTAACCCTGTTAGACCGTAAGGAAGTAAAGGCTATTTTAAAAAAGAACGGTCTATACGAGGAAAAAAACACAGAAAAGATTATTGAGCAATCGAAGAAAATTAAAAACAAGAATATGCAAATTTGCTTTATGAGGCACCGGGGCATGACGTTTAAAGAAATCGGTGAGGCAATCGGTTTAACAGGTTCAGCGACGAAAAAAAGATATGAAAAATATAGAAGCTGGATTTCAGTGGAGGATAGGGCATGACAATAAATGAGATTTCAAAACGGATTCACGAGAACGCGATAAATCATGGCTGGTGGGAAACTGACCGGAAGTTTGCGGAGATTGCGGCTTTAATTCATACGGAAATTTCCGAAGCTGTAGAAGCTGACCGCATCAAAGCGCCTTTGGTCTACTACAAAAATGGAAAGCCGGAAGGTGTGGCGGTTGAATTGGTTGACTGCGTTATACGGATTTTTGACTATCTCGAACATGAAGGGGTGGACATTGAGGAAGTGATTGCACAGAAACACGCTTATAACCTTACGCGGGAATACAAGCATGGGAAAGCGTATTAAGGAGATAAAATGTTTGATTTAAAAAAGCCGAGGTTGACGGAGAAATATGGCGGTGGCTTTGGTCTTGTAAAAGTTAAAGACGATGAACAAGAAGTTGAAAGCCCATATCCCAACACGTTAAAGGCTATTTTGGAGTGTTTTAACAGACTCGGAGAACTCGAAAACGCCATCGAATCCGGCGAACTTGCGCCGGTGGTGCGGTGCAAGGACTGCAAATATTATAAATCGCCTGTCGTGATCAGAGATAGTGGGATTTGCGCATTTGCAAACAGGGATGAGCTTACAGAACCTGCTAACTACTGCTCACGCGGTGCAAAGATGGAGGTAGATCCATGACTAAAAAACGATGCTGTGAGAACTGCGGGAATTTGCAGTGCGCTAATAGCTTTGTAGCGTTTTGGTGGGACGAATGCGTTAAATCAAACTTTGAAAAACACTGGATACCGAAGCGGGAAGAAAAGCAGGCTTTAGACTTCGACAAGGTTTGCAAGCAAATTCAAACGCTAAATAGGGGGTTTTGAACAATGACGAAACTTAAACCATGTCCGTTTTGCGGAGGGAGAATCTTTGCTGCGAGAGAGGGTGGCATATGAAACACTACGGAGATGTTAGCAAGATTAACGGTTCAGAGATTGAACCGGTTGACATTATCACATTCGGTTCGCCTTGCCAGGATATGAGCGTTGCGGGAAAGCGCGAGGGCATGAAACACAGCGAACAAGGTGACGAAAAAACGACGCGAAGCGGATTGTTTTATGAAGCAGTCAGGATAATTGAAGAAATGAGGAAAGCAACCAATGGAGAGTATCCAAAATACGCAGTCTGGGAAAACGTACATGGAGCATTTTCAAGCAATAAAGGGCGGGACTTCCACGCTGTCCTCGAAGCGCTCTGCTCCGTCTGTGACAGCGCCGTATCAATACCTAAACCTTATGACAGCAAGCGAACAAAACTTGTTTGGAACAAAGCTGGAGAGATTGTGGGAGACGATTACTCCGTCGCATGGCGAACGCTTGACGCTCAATACTGGGGAGTGCCCCAACGTCGCAAGAGAATCTACCTTGTCGCAGATTTTACAGGCAGATGCGCCGGAGAAATACTATTTAAGCCCGACAGCTTGCGAGGGGATTTGCAGCAGGGCAATGAAACGGGGCAAGAAGTTGCCGCTGATGCTGTGGGAGGCGCTGATGGAAGTGTTAGAGCAGCGGGCGTCGTAAGTAAAGGAAATGGCGATTGCTTTATAATTCCAGAGAAACATATGTTGCTATCAATCGGCGGAGGTCAAGCGGGGCAAGGTTATCCATGTGCGGTTTACTCTTTCGACAGCCTATCCTCCAACAGTATGAAATCGGCTAATCCAATAAGTGGGTGCAGAGCGGTTGTTGATGTGCTACCGTTCAACACGACACAAATTACATCGCCACAAAACGGCAATAACCCGAAGTGGGGCGATCCATGCCATTGTTTAGCCAGCACAGACCACCCTCCTGCCGCAGTCATCGCCCTCCAAGCCAACGGCATAGACCGAGCATATGGAATAGACCACGTTATCACAACAGGCGGTAACTGTACGGCGCAGGGCGATTGTGTGTACGATAACATTCAAGCAACGTTAAAAGCCGGAGGCGTTCATGCGGTGTGTTTTGAGCCGGGTGCAATGGTGCGGGATATGGGAAATCGGATATGGGAAGGTCAATCGCCAACGCTTAGAGCAACTATGGGGGATAACCAACCGGCTGTATGTTTTGACCGTGCAACATTTAATCAAGGCATTAACGCACAGTATGATTTCGAGGTGTCACAGGAGGGCGTTGTCAGTACGGTTGTGGCAAAGGGCCCGAGTGGAGTTTGCTACGGTATCGGAAACGGACAAGCCGACCAAACTGATTTACACGAAAAAATGGGTGCGTTGAATTGTATGCACGATCAACAGGCAGTTTGCTACGACGCAAGAGGAAACGGTGACGGGGAAACCCTATGTGGTGTAACAAGTGGAGCACAATTTACAGGGAATTTTGAGCCAACCGCAAGCACATTAAGAGCGAGAGGCTATAAGGAACCTCAAGCAATAGTTTCCAAACAAAACCGCAAATACATAATTCGCAGACTAACACCTACTGAGTGTGCAAGACTGCAAGGTTTTCCAGATTGGTGGAGCAATCTCGCCCCATATAACCCCGCAGACGCTGAATTTTGGGAAGATGTACGCAAAACCCACGCAGAAATCAACGGCAAGACATACAAGCCTGTCAAGGACATAAAAAAGTGGTATGACAAGCTACATACAGACTCAGCAGAGTACAAAATGTGGGGAAATGGAATTGCCTTACCTAACGCCGAATATGTGTTGCGTGGAATATCGGAACAAGGGGCAAAAACATTAGGCAGTTTGTTTGACGGTAGCGGCGGTTTTCCTCTTGCTGGTGTGATGAACGGAATCAAGCCACTTTGGGCAAGTGAAGTTGAGCCGTACCCGATAGCAGTTACGAAAAGCAGATTTAAGGAGGTGCGGAATGGATGGACGAAAAGGACGGTGACGGGGAATGAATAGAAGCGAAACACTAAAAGCCGCTGAACAATGTGTATGCGGTGATCGCGAAGAGGACTACGGCAATCCAGAAAATAACTTTGCCCGTATCGCCGCGTTATGGTCGGCTTATAAGGGGCAGGCATTTACATCTCTTGACGTTGCTATGATGATGGCTTTGCTCAAAATAGCCCGTGTCGCCAGCGGGAGGATAAAAGAGGACAACTTTGTTGACCTTGCAGGGTATGCCGCCTGCGCCGGGGAAATTGCAGGCGGGGAACAAAGAACGGAAAAAATTATTGGTATCGGTGACGGTCTGTATATATGCAGTGACGGTACAATGATAATGGGAGGGGAAAATGAATATATGTAAATACTGCGATTGGTTAGAAATGGGAATTTGTAAGTGTCCTTACACGAGATTTCGCGGCATGAGAATGGGAACGGCTGCAAGCTGCTGCTCCTGGGTAAAGAAAAGGAGAACTGCCATTGACGATTGACGAAGCAAAACGGGAATTGAAAAATTATCTTGCGGATAAAGAAACATATCGCGCTGGTGTGGAGGAAAACGAAGAAATATTACGTTTACGGGCAAAAGCCGAAGGGACAACCGTATCATACGAACCTCAATACGGTTCGGGGCATAGCAAACACAGCAAAATCGAAGAGTGTGCGGTAAAGATCGCGGACAACGAATTATGTAAAGACCTAATCAAAGAAGGAAAACGGCTTGAAAAGGTTAACCGCTCTTTACATAAGGTGTCAAACCCCTACAGGCAGATTTTATTTTGTCGTTTTTTAGAGGGGAAAAGTTTGCGTGATACGGCTTTAGACCTCGACCTCGATTATTGGGAAGCGTCACGCAAGCAAAATCACGCTTTGGTGCTATACGCAAAAATAAGGAGCAGATATTAATGATCTGCTCCCTTGATTCCATCGTTTAGGACTTCTCGCCTTGTTTTACCTGTTTTTTTGCGGTACTCTTCTATTTTTTTAAATTCTTCCGGTGGTAAATAGACGTTCCAGTGCTTAATCTTTTTTCGGTATCGTTCATCGGCGCGTTTTTGCGCTTCGCTTCGTGCCATTTTATGCCTCCTGTAAGGTGTTGTATTCTGCTTCTCCCCGGTTTATCCGCTGGGGATCGGCTTATATAAATTAGTCGTTGATGCAAAAAACTGGCATAGGCGCTTCATACTTTTTCGCTGCTGCTTCGGCGGCCTCCTTGGTGGCAAAGGAAGCGTAATACAGATCGCCGCCGTCAAAGTAATAAGGTTTATCCTTGCTCGGCAGGCCGTTGATGGCTTTTAAAATGCTTTCGGGAGTTACTTTTTCAGTGTCAAAGCCTTTAACCTCAAACACGTCCGCTGCCGTGTACTGTGTGTAAGATGATTCATCCTTGTACTCCATTACCCATGCTTTTTCGCGGTTACAATCATAGTAGATGCGGCCAAAGTTGCCGCTTTTGCGGATGTCGTTGTATTCTTTTGCAACTTTTTTAAGATCGTTCATTTTATCCTCCTTCTGCCCGTTGACCGTGGGCGGCGGCTTTTAGTTTAATTATAACTTTTACTATGTACGTTTTTAGGGTGGTTGTTTATCCTGCCTCGTCATCAACTGCCTTCGCCGTAAAATTCATTTATGCCGAAGTGCTTTTTTATCAATGATTTCAATGCATCGTTATTAATTTTTTTTATTTGTGGGTAAATCTCTGATTTTTTCGTATAGATGTGCACATCGTGTATACCAAGAGTTTCCGAAAAAGATAGATGTAAACTTTTATATTCCTTTTTGTCATTTTTCCATATACCGCCGGAAAATCCAACATCACCATCATTTGTCTTGGGGTGGACAATATAAAGCGACCAATCGAGTTTATGCGATTGACCATCAGAGTAGGCTGCATTTCTTAATGTTTCCGCGAGTTGTTGTAAATCGTGTTTCATTGTAAAATCTCCTTTCGTTTGACCGCCGAAAGGATTTATGCTATAATTAGCTTGTCCCTTCGGGGGCGGTGTTCCCGTTGTCGTTAGCTTTGGTAGGTAAGCGGCAGCGGGATTTTTTGTTTTATTGGGATTGTCCCATCCCTTATCTTTAATAAAAGTATATCACATGTCATATACATTGTCAAGGGTTTTTGCAAAAGTTTTTTAAAAAAGTTGCAAAAACACGCAACATTTCCCAAACCTTTTATGTTATCATATAGTTGTTAAAAAAGCAAGTGGTTTTTGTTTCCTCCTCCCATTTTCGCCCGATAGCCGGACGCATGAGCCGGATCGGGCAGCCCCTTTGGGGTAAGCACTGGGTAACAGTAATAATCTTTATACATCCTTCTTTCTTTAAATAGTGTGTCGTTAATTCGGCGCACTATTTATTTTGCGGGGAAAACATTAAGCTAATCATTTTACTTTAATAATCTGTTTAATATAAAGCCTTTAATAGGCTTATTTTTTATTACTTAATACTAAACCATTACAACGAGATTTAAAACTTTATTAAAAGCGCAGGAAGGAGGCGTTATTTTTGGCGAATGAAGAAAATTTAAAGAATGGTGTGAAATTTAAAGCTGACGATGAACTGACGAAACAAAAGCAGATAAACGGCGGCATCGAATCGGGCAAGACGCGCCGCCTACAAAGCGCATTAAATGAGCTGTTAGACAAGGACGTGACGATAAAAAGCGTCCACAAATTGTTGGACCAAATGGGGATCGACAAAAAGGATCGGCGCTGGTCAAAAGCCGTAACGGCAGCAATGCTCAAAAAAGCGGCAGAGGGCGATAAACCGTGCGCCGATTGGGTGAGAGACACGGCAGGCGAAAAGCCCACGGATAAACAGGAGATCGAGTACGGAGATAACACGATACAAGCAATAACCGCAGGTATGAGCCTGATCGACAAGCAAAAAGCGATTAAGGAACTTGTAGACGATTTAAAACCTGGGGGTAGTTGTTAAAAGAGTTTCGAGCGTGAGACCGCTTTTGGCGTTAAAATAAGCGTTTTTACGGCGTTAAAACAGAGCGGCCAACATAAAACTATGCGGAAAACATAGTAATCCGTTTAAATGTCCAATATAGATTGCTAATAATATACGATATATTGTATAAAACTATCAGGAATTTTCGGGAAAACACTTTAAAACGTGAAAGATTATGCAAAATGAAAAAGAAGTAGACAAACAGCTTGCTTTGCTCATGTGGTATAAGCAACTCAAAGAGAGTAGCAACGATACGTTTTTCCCGTTGTTTTTTGACGAGTCGAGATATTTAGTTTTGCTTGGCGGCGGCGGCTCGGGTAAATCAATCTTTGCGGGACGTAAGATTTTAGAGCGTGTCACATCGGAGAGCGGCCACCGATTCCTCATCTGCCGTAAGGTTGGTAAGACTTTGCGCGATAGTTGTTTTAATCAGCTGATCACACAATTACGCGACCATTATCCGGACGTGAGATTCAAAGCTAATCATACGGACATGCGCATTATATTCCCGGCCACTAATGGGGAGATACTTTTCTCCGGCTTGGATGATGTGGAGAAACTGAAATCTATTTTTAACATCACTGGCATATGGATTGAGGAAGCCTCCGAATTAACGGAGGATGATTTTAATCAGCTTGACATTCGTTTGCGCGGAGAAACAAAACATTACAAGCAAATCATTTTATCGTTTAATCCGATCAGCATTACGCATTGGTTAAAGGCGAGATTTTTTGATCGTACTACTGCCGATGCAACCACCCACCGCAGCACGTATAAAGATAATCGATTCCTTGATGCCGAGCAGATCAAAGTCTTAGAGAGTTTTAAAAACACGGACGAATACTATTACACCGTTTACTGCCTGGGTAACTGGGGTATCACCGGGAAAACAGTATTCGACGGCAAAAAGCTGATGGATAGATACAACGAGTTAAAAGAGCCGGTAAAGACGGGTTACTTTGAGTACAAATATGACGGGCTAAAGATCAGCGATATAAAGTTTGTCGAAAATGACGATGGCTATATCCGTATTTACAAGGAGCCGGTCAATAGACCTTACGTGATCGGCGGTGACACCGCAGGAGAGGGAAGCGATAGTTTTGCTTTGCAGGTATTAGACAATACCACCAGCGAGCAAGTGGCGGTCATGCAAAAGGCAGATATAACAGAGGATGAGTTTGCAAGGCAGACCTTTTGTTTAGGTCAATACTATGGTAATGCTCTGATAGCCCTGGAGGTTAACTTTAGTACATTTCCCACGATGGAGTTGGAGCGGTTGCGCTATACAAGATTGTACGTCCGGGAGAGTATCGACGATTACACGCACAAAACAAAGAGGTCCTTCGGCTTCCGCACAGATGCAAAGACGCGCCCCGTTATTATTGCAGGTTTAGTTAAAGCGTTTAACGAGTCACCGGATATTATCAACGACAAAGAGACCATAGAGGAAATGATGACCTTTATTCGCAACCCTGATACCTACAAACCGGAGGCGGAAGAGGGGGCACACGATGATCTTGTTATGTCATTAGCAATAGCGCATTACATTAGGCAGAGCGGGCAACAGCGATTTGAGTATAAAGAGATTAAAACGTCAAAATGGACGAAGGACATGAAGGAAGACTATAAGAACGCCGATGCAAAGGGCAAGAAATATCTGATTGAAAAGTGGGGAAGACCTGAATGAAAGATAAAAAGAATAAACTTGAAATGTGGCAGCGGCGGTTAAAACATAACGAAGACGCTTACAACTCAATCAAAGATGATTTTGACGAGCGGGAATCCATCTTAAAAGGTGATAACACCGTAAAGGAATGTTGCGAAGGTGATACCATCGAAGATACTCCGCACGTTAGGAATATCGTAGCGGAACAGATCGAAGCGCAGATTGATCCTAACATTCCAGCACCGAAAGTCACGCCGCGCCGGTCAGAGGACGAACAACACGCGAAGATCGTAGAGGACTTAATCAAAGACGAGTTAGACAGAATCCCCTTTGAGATTTTAAATGACATGGCAGAACGCACCGTACCGATCCAGGGCGGCGCTTATTATTTGATCGAATGGGACAATTCCCAAAGAACGCATGATACCGTTGGGGAGTTGACCGTACAGTTGTTACACCCGAAGCAGGTCATTCCACAAGACGGCGTTTATACGTCCGTTGAGGATATGGACTATATATTTATCAAACTGCCGCAGACGAAGGAAGAGATAAAGCGCAGGTTTGGCATTGACGTCAAGGGCGAAGCGGAGGAAGAGCCGGAAGTCAGGGGAGCGGAAGAGCAATCGCCAGCCTCTGATATGGTAACGGAGTATATCGCGTTCTACCGTAACGAAAAGGGCGGGATTGGTAAGTTCTCTTGGGTAAACGATACTGTTTTAGAGGATTTAGAGGATTGTCAGGCGCGCAGATTAAGAAGGTGTAGTAAATGTAATGCCATTGAAAATTTGGACGTTGAACCGCTTGGAGAACCCAGCATTGACGGGACATATCCAATGGGCGAAAGGGATATGGAAACTCCCGAAGACGTTGCGGAGGAAAAGAAACCGTTAAAAGGTACACAAAAGAAGGGCGCTTGTAAATACTGCGGCGGTACGAAGTGGGTAGAATCGCAGGAAGACTACGAGGAAATTTACAATCCTAAGGTTTCAACGATGGGCGTTGAGATTCCAGGGGTAATCTTAGGGGCTGGAGAACCTACAAGGGTTCCTTATTACAAGCCGAATATTTACCCTGTGATTTTACAGAAAAGCATTTCTACCTTCGGCCAACTGTTGGGCGAGAGTGACGTTGACAAAATGAAGGACCAGCAGAATACGGCTAATAGGTTATCCGCAAAGATGCTTGATAAACTTTTGAAAGCCGGTTCGTTTGTCACTCTTCCAGATGATTGCACGATCAGCACGGAAAACGAAGACATGAAGGTCATTCGTTTGTCGAGTGCCGCCGACATATCAAAGATCAATACATTTGACATGCAGGGCAGTATTGAGCAGGATATAACGTTGTATTCGCAAGTTTACGAAGAAGCCAGGCAGGCTATTGGTATTACTGATAGTTATTTAGGGCGTAAAGACACCACCGCCACAAGCGGTAAAGCGAAGGAGTTCGCTGCTCAGCAATCCGCCGGGCGTTTAGAAAGCAAGCGCAAGATGAAGGAGGCGGCATACGCGCAAATCTTTGAAGCAATATTCAAATTCAAATTAGCGTATTCCGATGAACCGCGAAACATTATCGCCCACGATGAAACAGGCGGGGCGGTATATGAAACCTTTGATAGATACGATTTTTTAAAACAGGATGAAGCTGGCGAATGGTACTGGAATGATCAATTCTTATTTTCTTGCGACAATGCCGCACCTTTGAGTAATAACCGTGAATCGTTATGGCAAGAAACCCGAATGAACCTGCAAGAAGGTGCGTTTGGTGATCCTACGCAACTTGATACATTGATATTGTTTTGGTCGCGTATGGAAGTGCTACATTATCCTTTTGCGGGTGATACAAAAAAATATCTACAACAGAAACTTGAAGAACAACAGATAATGCAACAGCAGCAAATGGAAATGCAGAAGCAGCAGCTTGCAGTGCAACAGGGAATACAACAGGACGCATTCGCGGCACAAGCCGTAGAAAATATTTTAAAGGGTGGTAACCATGATAAAAAGAAAAGCGGAGCAGCAACGCAACAGGCGCAAGGTACAGAGCAGTAAGGTATTAAAACGTCGTTAGTTTTAACGTGCCGTCTTCCGTTGGCTTTTATGAAATAATATTTTGCCGATAGATTGAGGGCGGTACGTTGATTTAATAAATCCGAGGACGGAACGGGCAGCCGTCGCCCCTCGCAAGAGGTTAGGAGATGCCGGAATGTCACCCAGCCGGATTTAACTACGTGCAAAAACTGCACATACTTGACTATTTACATTTCCGTGGGATTGTTATTCCCTTAAATACTCCGTAAAAGGATTAAGCCTTTATCGTATATCGGCGCCTGCGCCGGGAACGGTTTATCGGTGGGTAGCCTGACGAGGTGGAGAGCCGACATCATAAGTTTATCAAAGACGGAAACCCCGTCTTTTTTAATTTTCTAAACGAAACTAATTGAAAGGAGGGATAGTCATGGGAAAAGGCTATATCGGTAAGATCGGTAATGCCGGGGTGCAAGTTGTTGAAGCGCCTTACAAAACGAAGAAGAAAGCAAAAAGTAAGGTTATCAAAGGCAATGACTTGAGATAAAAACTGAATAAAAAAATTCGCATGAAAGAGCGTAAAAATTCAAAGGAGATTTTATGAGTGAAGTAGATTTTAGCGGTGTATTCGATTCCGTATCAGATGATACAGGTGTAGAAGAGCAGGAAGTCACCGAAACTGTGGACGAAGAAACCGAAATTACGGATGGTACCGAGGTAGAAACCGAGGTAGGCGAAGAAGAGCAGGAAACCGCCGAACCTGCACAATCCGATGAAGATAATGCGAAGTACGCCGCCGCAAGACGGAAAGCGGAGCAGGAAAAGGATCTGGCCGTAAAGGAGGCCATTGAAAAAGCGAAAGCGGAAATCAGAGCGCAATACGATAATACGATTGCTTCATCTGGTTTATTGAATCCTTATACGAAAAGTCCCGTAAAGAGCGTTGATGATTTCAAAGGTTGGCAAGAAGCCTACGCCAAAGAACAGAGCGCACACCTAAAAGAGAAGTTAGAAGAGGCTGGCATGGACGAAGAGGAAATTGACCAGCTAATCAGTTCTCATCCTGCGGTGCGTGAAGCACAACAATTAAAAATGCAGCTTGAGCAGCACGAAAAAGAAGTGCAAGAACAGCGATTCAAGGGGATTGTCGAAGAATCTTTGAAACAGATTCAGGAATACGATCCCTCTATTAAGTCTATCAAGGACTTAGCCGAAAGCGAACACGGCCCGGAAATTGAGGAAAAGATCAAGCAAGGATATTCTATTTCTGACGCGTGGAAATTAGCAAATCTCGACATGATCGCACAGCGCAAAGCGAAGGCCGCAAAACTTGAAACGGCAAAGAACATTACATCGAAAGAGCACTTAGAAAAGAGTGGTCAGCGCGGACAGAATCAGATTACCGTTCCGCAAGATGTAGTAAACGAATATCGGAAATTCAATCCGAAAGCAACAATCGAACAAATTCAAAAACATTATGCAAAAGACATGAAACAATTCAAAAAAAAGAAAGGATGACATTTTAAATGGCATTTAAACCTTATAGCACTGCTGACGGTGCGGTTATTCCCTGGGAATACCTGCCCGTTGCCGCCATTACTCCGAAAGTGGGTATGGCTTTATATGAATCCTCCGGCAATTTAACGACTGCCGCCGGGGCGAATGTTGCAACGTACATTAGCATGGTGGAAATGACTTCCGCCGCCACCGCAGGGGAAAAAATCCCCGTGATCAGGGTTCAGAAAGATCATGTTTATGAATCCACGCTTGCCGCCAATAGTACTCTCGCGGTTGGCGCAACTACCGATATTGCTTCCGGCGGTCTTACCGTTGCGGCTTCCGGTTCTTCCTGTTCCAACGTGGAGGTAATTTCTTTCCCTGATGGTGTAAAAACTGCTGGCGCACGTGTAAGAGTGCGCTTTGTGAAATAACGAAAGGAGACAAAACATGGCTAACATTACTTTTTCCGAAGGTTCGGGCTTAAATGATAGCATCTACGGTAAGAGCCAGGCTCCTATTCGTATGATGATTGAGAGTAAGGCGGAGGCTTTTGAAGAAAAGTCTATTGTCGAAAAGGTATTCATGAAAGATGAATCCAAAAACTACGCAGAGAAATATACTTCTCTTACTGCAATGGATGGTTTTAAACCCGTTGGCGAAAACGGTGCCAATCCGATTGACGGTATGCAGGAAGGATATCCGAAGGTACTCGAACACGTGAGATGGGCTGATTCTTTTTCCATTTCTCGTGAAATGATTGAGGACTCTAAACAACTTGATTTGAAAAAGAGACCAGATGGCTTTATCAAGGGCTTTTATCGCACACGTGAAAACTTCGGCGCTGCCTTATTTGGTGCTGCCCTTGGTCGAAATGGCTCTACTGTCTTTGAGGGTAAATCGTTTGATGCTACGACCGCTGACGGTTTAACTTTATTCCACCACGCTCATACCTCTAAAATCAATGCGACTACGCAGAGCAATGTTTTTGCCGATGCGTTTTCCGCTGATGCTTTAGCGGCTGCCGAAGAAAAAATGCAAAATTTCATGGGTGACAACGATAATCTTTTGAATGTTGTGCCGAATACGATTATTATTCCGAATCAGTACGCTTTAAAAAAGGCTGTATTTGCGGCTATAGGTGCGGACAAAGACCCTGCCACGGCTAACAATGGTTTCAACTTCCTCTTTGGTCGTTGGAATGTTATTGTATGGCCTTATCTTAACAAGTATATCGCCACTGGTACTGCTCCTTGGATTTTGGCAGACCTTGAATACAACGAAGAATCTGGCGGCGCGATTCTTACTGACCGTACTCCTCTTGATATTAACTCCTATATGGATAATAACACTTGGGCTAATGTATGGGCTGGTTTCTCTCGTTTCACTGCAGGCTTCAGCGATTGGAGGGCGTTTGCTGCGGGTGGTGTTACCGAGGGCGATACCCTCACTAGTTAAGGAGTGATAACATGGCAGCATATACTAAATTTACCAATGTAGAAACTACGTTACTTAAAGTAAACGGTACTGACTATAATACCCGTGTTGCGGCGATTGAAGCTGATGTAAGTACAGCGGAAGGCAAAATTACTGCATTGGA